TAAAGTGCAACAGAACAAAAGTAGAATAGTTTAATTAAAAAAAAGTCAAATGAATTATAAAGAAATAGTAAAAAAGATTTGTGTTGCTTTGAATATCGAAGTGAAATTGGAGCAAATGAAACTTAATGATGGCGTAACGGTTATTGAAGCGGATAGCTTTGAAGCTAATAACGAAATTTTTGTTGTTACAGAGGACGACCAAAGAATCCCGTTACCCGTTGGAGAATACGTTGTTGAAAACGGAATGCTTTTAATAGTTACTCAAGAAGGTGTAATTGCTGAAATCAAAGAACAAGAAGCATCAGAAGAAAAAGAAGAAGAGGAATTGGAAAAACCACAAGCACCAACTGAAACGATTGAAAAAGCACAAGTTAAAAAAACCGTTGAATCAATGGTTAAAGAAACGTTCTTTTCAGAATACGAAGCATTAAAATCTGAAAATGAAGCATTGAAAACACAGTTAGCACAAATGGAAGAGCCGAAAGCAATTGTTCACAATCCAGAGCCAACGGAAAAGATTAAGGTAGAAGCACCTAAAAGCACAAGAGATTTAGTAATGAAATTTATAAACCAATAAAATGAGCACAACTTATTTAGCAGTAACCAACGACACAGAACGTCAGTTGGCAAACGTTGAAGCCGTAACAGGCGCAACAACTTTAACCGCAGAGGATAGCGGAAAAGTATTAATATTAAAAGCAGCGGCAGGAGCGCAAATCACTTTGCCTGCAGTAGCAACATCAGCAGGTTTACGATTTAAGTTTATCGTAGGTCAATTGTTCGCAACTACAGATTGGACGGTAAAGGCGGCTACAAATGTTATTGAAGGAAGCGTATTAGTTAACGGAGCACACGTAGCAGGAGTTGACGAAAACACAATTTCTTTTGTAGCGTCAGCAGAGGCAATCGGCGACTTCGCAGAATTAGTTTGTGACGGAACAAATTGGTATGTAAACGGGTCAGGGGTTGCAGCAGGATCAATCACTTTAACAGCAGTTTAATAATTTAAAATATTTATAAAAAATGAGTACAACTACTTCAGTAACTACCTCTTATTCGGGAGAATTTGCAGGAAAATACATCGCGGCGGCTTTATTGCCAGCACCAACTTTGGCAAATAATTTAATTACTATCATGCCAAACGTTAAGTTTAAGTCAGTAATGAAAAGACTTGCAACGGACAAATTATTATCAAACGCATCTTGCGACTTTAATCCTGCAGGAACGATTACCTTAACAGAAAGAGTAATTCAACCTAAAGAGTTACAAGTTAACCGCCAATTGTGTAAAACAACTTTCAGAAATGATTGGGACGCAATCGAAATGGGTTATTCAGCATTTGACGTTATGCCGAAATCATTTACTGATTTCTTATTAGCACAATACGCAGAAAAGGTAGCATCTGAAAACGAAGTAAACATTTGGAGAGGTGTTGCCTCTAATAACGGAGAGTTTGACGGATTCACTACTTTGTTAGCCTTAGACCCTGCATTACCTTCAGCACAAGAACTTGCTTTAGTAGGTGGCGGTTTATTATCAACTAACGTTATTGCAGAAATCGGAAAAGTACTTGATGCTACACCTTTGGCAGTTTCAGCACGTGAAGATTTCCATATTTACGTATCTACAAACGTGTTTAGATTATATGTTCGTGCATTAGGTGGTTTCGCAACTAACATCGGTGCAAACGGTGTTGATGGTAAAGGGTCAATGTGGTTTAACGGTGGCGCAATTTTACCTTTCGAAGGTGTTAAATTAGCACACGCACCGGGTTTACCTGCATCTACAATGATTGCAACAACTAAAGAAAATTTAGTGTTTGGAACTGGTTTACTTAACGATGCAAACGAAGTTAGACTTTTGGATATGGCAGATACTGACGGTTCACAAAACGTTAGAATCGTTATGAGAATGACGGCAGGTGTTCAATACGGAATCGTTGAGGACATCGTTACATACAACGTTACTAACTCAGTAAACTAAGAACTTATGTGCGACTTAGCTAACGGAAGACAAGAAGTTTGTAAGGACTCAATCGGTGGATTAGACGCGGTATATTTAATTAACTTCGGGGATTTCAACCCCGAGGTTGATGTTACTTATTCATCAACGGCAGGTGAGGAAGATATTATCACCGCAATTGCAAACGTAACAGCGTGTTTTAAATTCACTTTAAAAGGAACTAATAGTTTCACTGAAACTATCACAACTGACAGAAACAACGGTACAACTTTCTTTTCACAAGAATTAAGTATTACGTTGAAAAAGCAGGACGCAAAAACTACTAAAATGGTTAAATTGCTATCATACGGAAGACCGCATATTATTGTAAGAGGTCGCGACAACCTTTACAGAATTGCAGGTTTAAGACGTGGAATGGATTTAACAGCAGGAAGTATTGCAAGCGGTGTTGAGGCAGGCGACATGAACGGTTATACATTGACGTTTACAGGCATCGAAAATTTGCCAGCAAACGTAATCAATTGCAATACCGAAGCAGGTTTATTAACTGATTTAACTGGATTAACGGCTTTCACAAATACATAATTTTGTTTGATTGTCTCCATAGAAAGGGGTTGCAGAAATGTAACCCTTTTTTTATGCAACAGTTTTCTACTTTAATAGTTTTATAAATATGAATGTTTTACAAGTAAGTACATCGAGTCAAATATTAAAATGTGCGCCACGTAGCACAACGATTACGCATATTGTAGTGATAGATCAAGAAGCAGGAACAAGCGCAACGATTAACGCACCGACTATCATTGATTATGGTTATTATATCGGAGTTCAAGCGGTGTATTCTTTAAAGGCAGGTCGTTTTTATATCGTGCAATTATACAACCTTACTAACTTTTTAGGTAGTGAGCAAGTTTGGTGTTACAAGGCAGGGTTGCAAACTGACGAACATTCAAGTAATAATGATTTTGTAATGCTATGAATATAGACGTAATAAATTTGGCGCAATACGAAGCCCCACAGATAATAGAATCTAAACAAAAAGGTTATGTAACGTTTGGAGAAAACAATAGTTACTTTCAATTTCTTATAGACCGTTATAGAAAAAGTGCAACTAATCAATCCATTATAAACAACGTTACACGCTTAATGTATGGTAAAGGGTTGGGAGTAATTGATGCAAGCAGAAAACCAAGCGAATATGCACAAGTAATGGCTTTGTTTAACAAGGATTGTTTGAGAAAACTTTGCTTTGATTTAAAGACATTAGGACAATGCGCAATTCAAGTACACTACAACGAAAAGCACGATAAAATATTAAAGGCGTTTCATATTGATATGAATCTTTTGGCGCCTGAGAAATGCGACGATGAAGGGAAAATTAACAAATGGTATTATTCCAATAATTGGAGCGATATCAAAAAATTTCCACCTAAACCATTCGCTACATTTGGGAGTTCAAAAGATAAAGTTGAAATCTTAGTAATTAAACCTTATGCAATTGGAATGAAGTATTTTTCTTTGCCCGATTACGTTGCAGGAACGGCTTATGCGTTACTCGAAGAAGAAGTAAGCGATTACCTTATTAACGAGGTTCAAAATGGTTTTAGTGGCACGAAAGTAGTGAATTTCAACAACGGACAACCTGACATTGAAACGCAAAACTTGTTACAATCACAAATTAAAAACAAGCTAACGGGAAGCAAGGGACAAAGAGTAATCGTTGGATTTAATAATAACAAAGAAACAGCCACAACGGTTGACGATATACCTTTGAATGAGGCACCAGACCACTATCAATTTTTGGCAACTGAATGCGAGCGTAAAATAATGGTTTCGCACTCCATTACAAGCGGTTTGCTTTTAGGTTTAGGAAGCGCTAACGGTTTCGGAAGCAATGCAGATGAATTAAAAAATGCTTTTGTATTGTTCGATAATATGGTTATTAGACCTTTACAGCAACTTTTGATAGATGGATTAGAACAAATAACATCTTTCAACGGAAATACCGCTAAATTGTTCTTTAAGACTTTGCAACCTTTGGAGTTTACGGATTTGGAAAACGTGCAATCGAGCGAAGATAAGCAAGAGGAAACAGGAACGGAATTGAGTAAAGTTAACACGGAATTAGAAGAAATTTTAGCACGTGTAGATAGTGAACAATTAGGAGACGGTTGGGTAATGGTTGATGAAAGAGAAATTGAAGAAGACGATAGCGATTTAGATTTAGAATTGATTGAAGCAGAAAAGAACTTAGAGCCTAAAACAACGATTTTAAGCGCACTTATTAACCTCATTCAAACTGGTAATGCAAGACCTGATTTAAAGAGTTCACAAGATAAAAAAGTGGGGGATTTAAAGTATTTCAAAGTGCGTTATAAATACACGGGAAATAAAAACCCTGAAAGAGCATTTTGTAAAGCAATGATGGCACGTGAAGAACGTTTATTTAGAAAAGAAGATATTGAAGAAATGAGCAGACGTTCTGTTAATCCAGGCTTTGGTGAATTTGGCGGAAACGTCTATGACATACTAAAATTTAAGGGGGGCGCACGATGCCACCATAAGTTCAAAAGAGTAACTTTTATGTTAGATTTAAACGCTATTGAAAAAGGTTATTCACAAATTGGAACACGTGCCGCTGAAATAAAAGGTTATAAAGTAACTAACCCTTATCAAGTTTCTATTTATCCTAATAATCTACCTTTAAAAGGTTTTAGCCCAAGAAATAAAAACCTACCAAAAGACGTACAATAATGGCAGAAGCACTAATTATAACAAGGGACGATGTGGTTAAATTTACCACTTTAAACGGAAACGTTTCACCAGAAAAGTTTTTGCAATATGTGAAAATCGCTCAAGATATTCACGTACAAAAATATTTAGGTACTGATTTACTTGAAAAAATAAAAGCGGATATTATAGCGAACACTTTAGGTGGTAACTATTTGACGTTAGTAAACACGTATATTAAACCGATGTTGATTCATTGGGCGATGGTTGAATATTTGCCTTATTCAGCATACACAATTGGAAACAAAGGAGTTTATAAGCACAACGCAGAACAAAGCGAAAATATCGACCGTTTAGAATTATCTTTATTAATAGACAAGCAAACGCAAACGGCAAACCATTATAGCAGTAGATTTGTTGATTATATGTGTTTCAATCAAGCCTTGTTTCCTGAATACAACAGTAACAGCAACGGCGATATTTACCCGTCTTCGGATACTAACTTTACTAACTGGGTTTTATGAAAAAGCGGTCAAAAAAGAACATTGAAAAATTAATGGTTTTCCTTCAACAAATCGAACAAGAAAAACCAAAGGAAAAAAAATGAGTTATTTTAAGATACTTGACACACTTCGCGCGCAACTACAAGCGACTAACCTAATTTCTACAATTACGGACGGGCAAATTAGCGACATTGATTTAGCAAAACAAACGATTTTTCCTTTAGCGCATATCATTATAAATTCAGCAAGTATTGAAGGTAAAATGCAACGCTTCAATATCACTGTTTTAGCAATGGACATTTTGGACAGCAAGGAAAAATACGACCTTGAACCGTCTATAATGAATGCGATGTTGCAAGCACTTAATAGAGTTCATGACATAATGAAACGAGGGGATTTAAACCCTGACTATATTATGATGGACGGCGATGCAACCTTAGAACCGTTCACTGATAGGTTTGAAAATAAGTTAGCAGGTTGGGCAATGACTTTCGATGTTATTATGCCGTCCGATATGACTATTTGCGATACTGGATTTACGAGCGGTTGTCCGAATGTAACGGTAACAGATGGGGGAAGTTCGGTGCAAGTTTTAGCAGGAGGAACTTATACTTGTTCGAGTGGAGCGGTTGTTGTAAGTAATTCAAATGATAGCTATTTAGTAACGACAAGTGCAAATTTAGAATTGCCAAACACAACGGTTAATGTTTACGTTGACGGCATATTAAACCAAACGGGAACGATTGTAACTTTAGACCCAAATCAAACAATAAATATAAGCGCATGAGTTTAGATATAAATTTAACTGGAGTCGAAAAAACTTCTAACAAGAAAACGAATTTAACTGATAATTCAGATACTTTTTACCCTTCACAAAAGGCGGTTAAAACGGCAGTAGATGCGAAGTTCAACACGCCAACAGGAACAACAGCGCAATATCTTAGAGGGGATGGAAGTTTAGAAACGTTCCCAACTATTCCAGATGCAAGCGATTTTGTGGAAAAATCCGATTTTACTTCACATTCAATATTAGCCAGACAAAGTGGAGCAAGCGACCCTGTTGCAGTTTCAATTGGAACAAATGAAATTTTAGGTAGAAAAAGCGGTGGTGGTTCTAATATTGAAGGACTTTCTGTTAGTGATGTAAAAAGTTTACTTAATTATACAGCTTCGGACGTTGGGGCGGTTGCAACTAATTCAGCAATAACGGGAGCAACAAAAACTAAAATTACTTACGATGCGAAAGGACTTGTAACAAGCGGTGCGGATGCAACCACAGCAGATATTTCAGATTCAAGTAATAAGCGTTACGTAACAGACGCTCAAAGAGATGCCATTGCAGTTAGTGGTACAATAATAGTAACTTCAGGAACTTCATTTACTACACCTTCAAACATTACAACAGCTACAAAATTCGATATTATTTTAGTTGGTGGCGGTGGCGGTGGAGCAGGTATAAACACATCCAACACAACAGCAGGCGGTGGCGGTGGTGGTGCAGTTTGCCAGGTTCTAAGTCTAACTGGTTTAACAGCGTCAACTTCTTATACTTGTGCAATTGGTGCTGGCGGTGCGGGCGGTGCAAGTGCTACAAACGGAACGGACGGAGGCGATACAACTTTAACAATTGGAGCAACTACTTATACGGCTGAAGGCGGTGGTGGTGGTTTAACTGGTGCGGGTGCGCCTTTGGGTGGTGATGGTGGAACGGCTACAAATGGCACAAGAAACTTAACAGGGCAGAAAGGAATGTTAGGAATTAACGGAGGTACTTTGTTAAGCAATGGAAGAGGAGGTGATTCGCCATTAGGTCAAGGATTTGGAGGTATTCCAACGACATCAAACAATTCAAACGGAAATAACGCAACTAATAACGGTGGAGGCGGTGGTGGTGCTAAAGGATTAGCAAGTGTAGGTGGAAATGGAAGTAACGGAATTATAATTGCTAAATACTATTCATAATGAAACAATTTGAACTACTACAAAATGACTTTGTAACTTATGTTTTTTATTTCATAGATGGAAATCTTGAACATTCTGAAATTCATATACTTAGAAGTGAAGTTGTAAACGAGTTGAAAAATGATTACATTGAAGGAGTTGATTTAATTATGAACTATCGAAATAATAATTAATTTTGAAAGGGAAAACCCTTTATAATAATTTTATATACAATGATTAAAGACGGACTTGAACTACTACAAAAATACGGTGCAAAGAATTTATTTTTTATAAGTGCAATCGTTTACCTTTATTTCTCAATTCAGAAAGCAGAAAAAAAGATTGAAGTAATTGAGGCGAAATTGTATGATTGTTATGAGGACCGAGTAATGATCCAACGAAGTGCAAATAGTAGTTTTAAAGTTCGTAAACCAATAGAAGCAATATTGCCAGATGAGAAAATTAATATTAGATACGCTCGCACCAAAAGGGAAGTTTGAGCAGAAAAGAGTAGCTTCATTTACAGCTTTCTGGGTTGCAGTTGGACTTGCTACTTATGGATTTCACTATGATATTGTTTTGATTTTTATAGGGTATTCAGCAACAGCAATAGGTTTAAATGTTTGGAATAAAAAGATTGATAAGGAATAATCGTATATTTGTACTTTCATATTTAGTTTTTTTAAGGTTAGGAAGCCGTTTGTTAATTCAGACGGTTTTTTTTTGTGCGTTTACCGTTCATCATTGATATTTACCGTTCATCACAATAGGTTGAAATAAATAAAATAAGTAGCTTATATTTGTTCAACTAAAAAAAACAATATGAAACTAAAAGAAAAATTTATGACCGTTTGTTCAGGATGTGACGGAACGGGCGAATACGAAGAACCGATTGGAGGCTTTGAAAATTCAGTGACTTACAAGTTAACGAAATGCGATTGCGAGAATGGTAAGGAGTTGGACTGGCAGAAAGTTGATAAAGTTATTAAACAAACTAAGGAAATAATAGAAGCGTTAGAACTTTCAATAATTGCTTTAAATGAAATAATGCGTAAAAACTTAGATGTAAACAATGACCACGTTTTAACCGCATTTAGACAAATTGTTAGATATGAAAATGAAATATCAGAAAAGGAAACGTATTTAGCTGAATTAGAAGAAATCGAATGAAACACGTAACAATTTCACTAACCTACGATAATGACCAATACTTAAATGAGGTTTTGAGAAACCTTGTTAAAAATATTAGACAAGGTCGGGAAAAAGAAAACTACATTGAAAATCATATCGAGGTAGTTTTTGAAACGTTTGAAATCGACACAGCGAAACCCGACCGAGAACAAAGAAAAGAAATGATCAACGGAAAAAATTATATTGTAATAAAATCTAAAATCTAATAAATATGAAAACAGAAACAATCACAATCCTATCTTTGATGGCAGTAATGGTAGCTTATGGAGTAATTCACTACTTCAAACACAAACAGCTAAAACGCTACTACAAGCGTATGGTAAGCAAGAACAACGAGTTAATGGATACAATCGTTGAGAAAGACGAAAGGATTAACCAACTTTCAAGTCAGTTAACTGATATGTTCCAAGAGGACAAACGCAAGAACGCTAAGATACTTGCTAAAAATCAAGAAATTCAACAACTTAAAGAACAAGCGAAATGACAGCAATAGAATTTTTAGTTGAACAAATAACTAATTCAACTATGCCCGTTCGAATAGCTATTGAACACGCTAAAGAAATGGAGAAGCAACAGATAATAGATTCCTTTGGTGTTGGTTGCCAAGTTGAATCAACAAGACTAATAGGGTATCACAAAATGGCAGAACAATACTACAACGAAACTTTTAAATCAGAATAAGATGAACGAAAGACAACTAAGAGAAACAATCCAACGACAAGCGGATTTAATCAAAGAATTAGAAGCGGATTACAATGACGAATTTGTAAAAGGGCAAATGAAATCGAAAGAGATTGAGAAACTAAACAAAATCCTTTACTACTTCGATACTAAATTGAAAAATAACACTGAATATCAACAATTGAAATCAGACCTTATTGGTGGAAAGGAAGAACAAATTAACTTTGAAGTATGAAAATAACAGAATTAAGAATTGGTAATTTAGTTAATGAAGCTGTAAGAACTAAAATTTCAAGAAAAATAGCTACTTATGAAATTACAAAAATTAGAGCATTAAATATTCATCATTTAGAAGTGTTTCCAATATCTAAAAATTTTGAACCTATCCCACTAACTGAAGAATGGTTTTTGAAGTTTGGGTTTGAGAAAATAGAAGTTGAAGAACCTTTTTTTAAGAAAAATAAAATAGAAGTTTTTAAATATTTAAAAGGTAATTTCTTTTTGTTAGGCGGAAATAACACATCTTACGGAATAGGTCTTCACGATATTTGGCAAGGAATGGAAATAAATATCAAATACATCCACCAACTTCAAAACCTTTACTTCGCATTAACTAACGAAGAACTAACACTTACAAAATGAAAACAAACTATCTTAAAATAAGCGCATTCCTACTGGGTGCGCTTTATATCGTTGGAATGTTATATTTTCTTTATGGTTGTTCAGCAAACTACCACTTCACTAAATTTCTTAACAAAGGCGGTAAAATCGACACAACCGAACATATTGTTGAGGTCAACAAAATGATTAAAATAAACGGCAAAGATTCAATTATATTCGTTCAGATGCCGTTAAAATGTCCAGAGGTACAAATACCTTTGACACGGCAAGAAATACGCTATAAATACAAAATACAACGTGATAGCATTGAAACGATTAGATACGTAACTAAGTGGAAAACGAAAGAAGTTGTAAAGGTTGCAAAAGTTCAAAACAAATCGAACTGGTTAACGTGGTTGTTAGTTGGTTTTGGAATTGCTCAAGGTTTAAGATTGGCATGGATTTTAATACAAAAAAGGTTATGAAAGTAGGTAGAGGAAGTAATTCAGCAAAATTAGATATTCATGAAGTTCAAGCAATTCAAAAAATATATGGGGAGTCTGAAATAACCAT